CAAGTTCTACAAAATCATTTTTTGGCATTAATCGCGCGAGACCGCCATTATCAAAATTATCAAAATAATATTCGTAATGATGTTTATTTCTACCTTTGTGGTGAAGCCAAGCGCAAGAAATGCCTTGGTGTTTTTTAGCGATATTAATTGGTGAAGAATGACCATTCCAATAGCGAGCAGATTCAAAAAATTCAACAGGAGAATATTTTGATAAATCATGGGTTATTCCTCTCCAGTAAATTCCTGCTAAGAAGCAATAATGCCTAACATAATATCTGTGTTTTATAATAGTTTTTAAATGTTCATACATTTTTTTAATTGTTAATTTATATTCATTCATTATTTGTATCCTCTATATATTTCCAATGATATTTTCCGGCAGTTTTTTGCTTCCCGTTTGGGAGAGCCGCCTAATTTATACAAGAATGATTAATTCCAGTTTTTCTTTCCGCTTCTCTTGTAGAATTATAAATAATATTAGTTTCTACACACAATACTTTTTTACTTGTATTAGGATGAGACTATAATGCTTGTTTTATTTTTTCTTTAGTTTCTTTTGAATGATGTTTCCCATACATAGGGTTTAATTTACCACTACTATGAATACTCATTAATTTTTTTGATTCTTCATTATGCTTAGTTACTCCTAGACCTCCTCCGGAGGTTAAATTATATCCTTTTTCGGGATTTGTAGTTTCGTATAAAGCAATTAAATACGCTTCTCGTTCTTCTGCTTGCTATTTATTAAGATTAGAATATAATACAATATGTTCAAAATTATCCCATCCATATTTATTTATAGCCGCGAAGAAATGTTTATTATGAGAATATCCTTTTTTCCATCTAATTTCAGGGGTTTGTTCTGCCGTAATTCCATAATATCGTTTTTTATTAATTTTATTTAAATGTAAATATACAAAATATGTATCCATAATTCTGCCTCCTTTAAATAATAGAAGATAAGTCTTCTACTATTACTTTTAAAATATTTTCAACTTTATTTTCATTTTTATGAGTGATACCTTTTTGATTATTCAGCCATTTTGTTAAAGTAGAAGGATTTACATCTATTAATTTTGCTATATAAGTAATAGATATTCCATGATTAGAAAAATATTGAAGTTTTTCTTTTGTAGTCATGCTCTCACCTCAATAAATAAGTAATAATATAGACAAGAATTATGGATATTTTCTTCTAAAAATTTTTATTTTGTAGTCATAAAATGTTGTGTGCCAAATTTTTCAATAAATTGTTTTACTTTTGCGCGTGAGTCTCAACCGCGGCTTCAATTTTATTCATTAATATTTTCTTTAATCTCCCAAACATATCCTAAATATGTAGTATTTTTTTCAATAGCTTTTAAAACATTCTTACAAAATACTTTAAGAGGAGGAGTATTAGGCATTCGTAAAAATCTACAAATTTCTGAATAGGATGAAAAGTAAATATTATTGGCACAAATGTAAACTTTTTGATTTTGAAAATGTTTTAAAAGGTCTATTTTTTGTTGGTTTGATTCAACTTCTGTTTTTTCAATAGATTCTATTGAGTCAAGTTGAGTTTGTGTATATTGAGCATATTGCGTATTAATTTCAATTTTTATCCAACGAAGATTTTTTATAGAATTATCACGCTTATTACTATTAATATGATCAATATTATATTTTTCATTTCGCTTATCACCAAGCCAAGTATAAGCAACAAGGCGATGAACGAATTGTTGCCCTTTTTCAGTAAATACCACACAATAGCCATTTTTATCAATTCTTGGGATTAAAAAATCTTTATTTTTAATTAATCTAACGCGGCCGAGGGTACTGACCCATACACCATATTCAATATTTTTTTTCCAACGTTCAATAGCAATGTGAATCCTCGGGAGCATAAAATCAATCCTTTCCTTTTTCCTTACATAAATATTATATCATAAATTTTAAAAAAAATCAAGGGTTAGATTTTTTTCTAACCCTTGTTATATTAACGAATATTTTTATAGCGCTCACGATTTAGAACGTCCATCATTAATTCTACCGCGCTTTTAGGAGGAATACGAGAAAGGATACTTTCAATTACGTTCATAGAGTTACCAGACACATAAAAGAATCCGTTACCAATGGCAGGAACATTGTCCTGTCGCGCGTCCAAATTCCAGAAAATAACATTGGGTACTTTATATCCCGCTGCTTTCCACTCTTGTGCTTTCTTTTCGATTAGAGTGTTTACTGCAGTGGAATCTTGTAGAAGTCTACGTCTTGGACGGCCCCAATAATCACGAACAAACGTATTATCTGTTAATCCTTGATTAAATTCCATGTCAGAAAGAATATAAAGAGTTTCAGGCATTTCTTCTTGTTTAACATGATTTCTCTTTGCGGTATTAAGTAGCAAATCAAATACGGCTTCGATATTAGTACTGCCACCCCAATCAGCATGACGAGCGCGTTCAAATTTATCATACAAGTCAGTACCTTCAAATTTTACTAAGGTAGGATTATCAGAGAAAGTAATGAAATGATCCTTGAAAGGTCCATTACCACGTTCAGCAATATATGCGCCCATAGAAACTGCCGCGGCCATAGGACGACCAGTCATACTTCCACTTACATCTACTACCGCAATACCACGTTCTTCGCGACCATTGTAATAATCTTTTAGATTAGCCCAATATTTATCCCAAGCTAAACGAGTGATACTAGTAGGATAACCACGACTATTAAAAATTTCTTCAGCAATATCTACTGGATTAAGAACACTAGCATTTACCTTAGTATTTTTATTCGCCATAAAAGCGGCATAGCGTGCTTTGGTTACATCTCTTGTAGCAAATACATTCTTATAAATAAGCCCGGCCTTAGAAGGAATCTTATCAAACTCAATTTCTTCCCAACGATTTTGAGACATTAGCTTTTCAAGTACATTAATTTTAGTACGTAGAGCAGAAAGCATTTTACGATAAGTACGAGAGTCTAAACCAAAATAGAAACGAGTCTTGGCTCCAAGGCGACGACTTTCCATAGAAGAAGTATTTTCAGATTTTAGCCATTTTGCAAGTAAAGAGGGAGTCTTACTTTCTACGTCAAGAGTAATTTGACGTAACATTAGTTCAAAAGCTTCTGTTTCACATGGAGTGCCTACAAGAGAATATAAATCATCCCAGCGTCCCATTTCTGGAATTGCTTCTAGATTACGAATAACCGCATTCTTATCTTCGCGCGCGAGCCAATTAATTACAGTGCGGAAAAACCGGCGTTCGCCTTGCCCTCCGCGCGCATCACGTAAATAAAATAGACATTTAAGAGCATATTCTGGGTTTTCTTCATATGCTTTCTTAAACATAAAAATAACATCATTATCTGGGCGATTACGCATAGAACCGCCCATACCGAACATATCCAATAGAGCAGAATTAGTTGTCTTATGAGTAACAGCACCATTTTCAGTATAAGTATAATTAGAGTCATTTTTCATTGCATTTAGTAAAGTATTCATATTCCTTTTCTCTCCTTTTCATCTTAGCCGTTATCACGACCGTAGGTTTTTTTATATATTTATTATAATATAATTTTAATTAAAAGTCAAATGCTTCTATTTTCTTTAATTTATTTACATCAGATTCCAATAGTGATAAATAATGTTTTACAGAGAATACATCATAATCATCAGGATAATCACCACCATCATGCCGAATAGCAATATACCAATCTGGGCCTTTGTATGTCCAATAAGCATTATGTTTCCATTCTGTCACATTTAAATATTTTAAATCTTCTTCAGATTCAATTTCATAAATACATGCATCCTCTACATCTAAAGAATCAAAATTTACATAATGACTAGGAATTTGCCTTTTATGAAGTAATATAGTTTCATACTCTTTTGCTTCTCGCGGAGTGGCAAATTCCTTACCATCGGCAGTAATATATACATTATATTCGTGTGTGCGAGTTCTTGTTTCAGTTCTCATATTATTCTCCTGTTGGTCAAGATACTTTATATGTTTTTATCTCGTCCCATTTATTACGAACATCAGTAATTGCGTCTTCAATGTGAATTGGGGTACAATTATGACTATCCATACCAACATGATACATAAATGGATTATCTAATTGAAGCCAATTTGTTTGTTGGTGAGTATGTCCATGAAAATTAATCATATGTTGAGAGAAATGTTTTTCATCATAGTTTGAAGTAATAGTTGGATAATGCGAAAGATAAATACTTATTTTATTATACCTTATTAAATAAGCATATAAGCCACCAGTAATATTACAATGTTCTACTAATAACTTTTTTTTATTATCTGTACAATGATTTCCCCAAATCATAAAAGAAGTTCCATTTAATTTTTTATAATAATTAATAGCTTCTATTTGATCTCCCATAATAGAATCGCCCAAATTATATACAATATCATTGGGCTTCACTACTGAGTTCCATTTTTCAACAATGGCCTCATTCATTTCTTTTATATTAGTAAAACCGCGTGGTTCGTATAAAAAAGGTTGATCATGATTCAGATGCAAATCTGAAGTAAACCAAATTTCCATTATCATCTATCTCCTTCCAATGATACCCATATGCTTTTTCAGTAATGCCATTAAGACAACGTCTAATGTTGCCGTGAGCATTAGACTTATTCAAATATTTATCTATATCGGTAATTTTTTTAAATACTATATTTTTTTCTACTAATAAAATTGGTTTATTATATTTTTCTTTTTTGTTTAATTTTTTACAATTTTTATAATCTATACCTGCATTTTGTAAGGCAGTATAAACCACCTAATCATAAATATGAAAATACTTACAAGTTTTTATAACAGAATTATTATTATTTTTAAAATATTCTGCTATTGTAATATAATCATATTTTTGGTGGCCATCTCCACCCAATGAAGCATTATAACCATTATTATAACTATTATAATACTAAATCCAATATTTCTCTTTATCATTTAATTCTTCGATGCTACATTCTTCAATAATAATTTTTTCAAAATTATCTTTACCATATTTACGAATAGCATTATGTAAAGGACAAGTGTAGTCTCTATGACCTTCTGTTAAAGCAGCATGAACATGATTACCCCATCGTTGGGCTAATGTCTATATTGTCTATCCAATATAAATATTACCATTAATTTTATTTGTTATTTTATAAATATAAGCCATACCTATCACTCCTGAATAATAGATGATAATTCATCTACAATTTCTTTTAGAGTGAGAAAAACTTTTTCTTCATTTTTATGTGTAATGCCTTTTTGCTCTTTTAACCACTTGCTGAGAGTCGAGGCATCTACTCCAACACGATTAGCAATATATGTAATTGATAATCCATGATTTTGAAAAAATGATAATTTTTCTTTTATGGTCATTTATCTCACTCCTTTCATATGATAAGTATTTATATTATCTGGAAAATCTGATTTTTTCTTCTAAAAAATCAGATTTTTAATTAAACTTCTCCTTCAACAAACCATTTTCCTGTTTCGCGCGCATCTTCTTTATTTGGAATAGTAAGTTTTGTGCGCATATCACGAATTACATCTTCTGGGACATTTGCATGTCCAACACGATTTTTATTATGTTCAATACATACTTCCGCGGAGGTAAGGAATACAATATAAATAATATTATAGTCTGTATAATACTTATCAATCGCGTTTGTAAGTTTCTTACGTGCAGCAATATTTAAATGTGTAGCATCAGCAATAGCGTTATAATTATTTTTTAGAGCGGCAACAATTTCATTAATGAAATCATTATAAACTTCATTTTCAAAATCAAAATAATGCGCGCCTGGATTTTTATCAAGATAACGGAACCGAATAGTATCACGAGATACCCAAACAGTACGCCCATTATTAGAAAAATTCGCGGAAAAAGTAGATTTACCGCAACCGGGCGCTCCAATTAAAATATATAAAGTAGGCTTCATAATTTACTCCTTTCTTTTATATTATAATTATATAATAAGTTTAAAGAAAAGTCAAATATTAAATTATGCATTATACTATGAAGCAGCAATAATTGAATTTTGAGTTATATTTGAATTATACGTACTACCAATTGTTGCTGTTATTGTGTTGTACTGTGTAGTAGCTGTTGGAGTATTATTTTTATATGCTCGTAAGCTATCCATTTGTGCTTTTGTAATTATTTCTCCTACCTAAACAGAGGGTTTAGTAGCATAAGTTAAAGTAACTGTACTACTATCTGTAAATCCTATCCATACGCTATTGTTGGTTGTATTATTATAAGAAAAACTTATAACTAATGTAATATTTCCTTTTAATGCAGTATTTTGAATACTACTTAAATTAATTGTTCCTAAAACATTAGTTACACTACTGTAAAGTTCTGGAGAATTGCTAGTGAACTTTTTACTATAGAATACTATCGTTCCTGATGTACTACCAACTAATTTTATAGAAAAAGTACAATCATAAGAAGCAACATTTGGAGATAAATAACCAGTACCAGAAAAGGAAATTGAACTACAATAAATTCCTTGTGTCTAATTAGTTAAAAAAGTTGTACTAGTAATAGTATTAGTATTCTATAAATCAAAACCAAGGGCGCAACCTGTTTTTGTAACTGTTGACATTATATATCACATCCAAAAAAAGAAGATGATTATTCATCATCTTCTTGATAATCTAATTGTTCTAATTTACGTTTATCATTAATACTCCAATTTATATTAGGTTCCCAACTTCCTTTTCTACCACGATTATTAGTTTTAGAAGAACACATTGGGCAGGAGCAATGAATTTTATTTTTTGAATATGCATGAAGATTATCATACCAATCACGATGATTAATGTTTGTACCATCAAGTTCACGATCAATTCTACGTTTACGAATCGCTTTTTTATAGTCATTATGACGTTTTTCCGCGGTTGGGCGCAT